CCACAACAAAGCAGCAACGCCCTGGCTACAGCAAGGCACAGGGCCCTGGTTAGGGCAAGGCACCCCCCCACTACCCTTGCCACCCTTTGCGGTATATTAGTAATGGAATGAACCATACCTCTCCCCCAAATACACCCCAAAATACACCTTACGGGTACAATGTCACCCAGTTGGTGCGTAGGTGAGGGTGGGAGTGGGTGAGAAACTTGACATTTGGGTGGGTTTGTGGTATAATGAATAGGAAGAAAATGGAGAAATGTATGACCACGACGGCCCTTGTTGACTCCAACACCACGCTTGTTCAGATGCTACACACGTTCACTCCTAAGCAGCAGGAGCTTCTGTTGTACCTTGCGTTGGGTATGACCGAACCCGAAGCTAGAGCGGAGATCGGTATCACGATTCACACTCAGGGGACATGGAAGTACCGAAGACCAGACCTCAGTACAGCTATGACATTGATGAAGGAGCGAAGCAACGATGTAGCGATGCGACAAGAGGCTCAGGCAATCTTTCTAGTACCCCACGGGGCTAAGGTAATTAAGGACATTGCTACTATGGCTACGAAGGACTGGGATGCTTTAGAGAACAAGTCTGAGTATGCTGCTAAGTTGAGGTGTATGGACATAGTAACCAACGTGTTAGGGCTACAAGGCAAAGCGCAAGAGAAGGCTCCTGTGTCATGGGCGGTGTTGATTCAGAATAAAATTGAACAAGCACAGGGTGATAGAGTGGTAGAGGGTGAATACGTGGAGGTGTCAACAACATGACAGGCGAGATAGGTATGGCATTGGTAGATGGCAAGCCTTGTATGATGTCGAGGTTTGTTCAGTGGGGTAGGCCATTTAACAAGATACTTATTGTGTTTAAGGACTGGGAAGAGGCTGTTGAGGTGAGTGAGTTTATGTTGGGGTATGCTAAAGAGATGGCAACTCCACTTGAGGTAGATGAGGTAGTACAATCAGTAGAGGAGATGTTCAAGGAGTTTAGTGGCGGACATTAATCTTGTACTACAACTGATGCCCCAGTTGGTGTATGTTATCAACAAGCTAGGCCACAATGTTACTCTCAGCCCTAATGCTATACAAAGAAAGCTTGCATCTATGCTGGGGAATAAGACCTTGGTGTTGAAGGCGAGGCAGATGGGGTTGAGTACGTTTGTGTTGGGGATGTTCTTCTTAGAGTGTATTCTACCTAGACATACTGATGGTAAATCAAACATAACCGCTGCGATTTATAGCTACAAGGATGTTGCCACGCAGTTGTTGCTAGACAAGGTAGATTTGATGTACAAGAGTCTACCCAACCCCAAACCTGCAATGGAAAGAGACTCAGTGTTTATGAAGACCTTTCCTGAGATGGGTAGTAAGCTCTATATTGGTACAGCGGGAGCTAGGGTGGAAGGACTAGGCGACACTATCCATAGAATTCACTTCAGCGAGTTTTCGTATTGGGAAGACAACAAAGCGAAGAAGATGCGTGGGAATGTAGAACAGTCTATGCCGTTGGATGGTATTATGATAGTGGAGAATACCGCTAATGGTGAAGGTGGGGATTTCTACGAGTTATGGAACAACCCCACTTCGACATATCGTAATGTGTTCTTGCCTTGGTTTTATCACGAGGAGTACCTGCTTAGGGAGGATGACCCGCAGTTGAGTAAAATCAACTACTTCATTACACACCCTGAAGAAGCAAAACATCTTGAGTTTACACCTGAAGAAGTAGCCTTGGTGTCACAGCATCATCTTGATGATCCTCAAGCGAGGATTAGGTGGAGGAGAATGAAGATAGCTGAGACTAAGGATTTGTTCCCTCAGTGGTACCCTGAAGACCCTGTGAGTTGTTTTATTAGTTCCGGGACGAGTATATTTGATAAGAGAGCAATTAGTTACCTGAGTGCACAGTGTGTGCCTGCGCCAATAGAGTCGGAAGACCGAATGGTTCGACAGTGGCAACTACCGAGGATGGAAGAGAAGTACATCATTGGGGCGGATGCGGCTGATCCTGATCCCCACAATCTTGCTAAGGGAGACTGGTGTGCAGCAGTGGTGTTGTCTAGTAGGTTGGATCATGTAGCTACACTTAGGGGGAAGTTTGATCCTGCTGATTTTGCTAAGAGGCTGGCTAATTTAGCAAGGCTCTATGGGGACGCCACTTTAGTGGTGGAGAGAAACAACCCAGGAGCGGCTGTGTTGGTAGCACTTGAGGGTATTGAGAAGTACCCCTATTTGTATAGAACAGGCGGTAAGTCTGGGTATATCACAACTTCCGCCTCGAAGATTAGAGTAGTCATGGGGATCAAGGATATAGTGAATAGTTTGTCTTTGAACACTAGGGATGAAATGCTTATGAGGGAACTACGCACATACCGACGTGATGAGGATGGAAGGTATAATGCTAAACAGGGTTCTAGTGATGACTTGGTGATGGCATTGGGGGTAGCTGTGCAGGGGTTTGGTGAGGATTTATTTAGGACGGGTACAGCGAGGCCTCAAAAGGTGATGGAAAAATATGGTTGGGCAAGTAAAGGCTGGTAGAGGAGAGATATGGGAGTAGCACAGGATGAGAAGCGACTAACCACCAAAGCTAGTGATCTTGAGGTGTTTTGGTATAAGCGTACCGAAAAGATCATGGAGTGGTATCGGTTGAGGGAGAGGGTTAATAAGTATGCAATGGAGGGGTATGAAGATGTTACCGTGAATGACCCCAAGACATTTTTTAATTTAGCTCAATACCTCTTGTCGGCATTGCCTGCAAGACATAGGATTCCCCTGAAGACCCAAGGTGAGGAAGAAGTTGAAAAGACTGGTAAAGCTGAGAGAGCTTTGATTAGTTTGTGGAGAGAAAAGGATGAGGAGATGCTGAGGATGGGTAAACGTCCTTGGCGGTGGGAGCTGGCAGACTTCATGTTGATTACGGGGTGGTATGCGGTGTATGTGGCGTTGTTAAAGGACGGTACGAAGCCGCAGTTTGTTGCTAAGATACTTGATCCCCAGAAGGTGTTTCAGGAGTGGGACGATGACATAGGGGAGTTGACATTTTGTGTGCACAAGTATGAGATACCCTACTACAAGGCTATGAAGATGGTTGAGAGTAGAGAATGGGTATGGAACACCAGTGGGCGTACCTATACAGATTCTTCAATGGTGGTAGTGAAGGATTGTTGGAAGCTTGAGGATATTGGGGAAGCACATAATGGGATACTCTTTGATGAACGAGCCGTGAAACCCCTCAGCAAAGTGGAGGGTTTTGATAGGATACCCATTATTACTGGCCCTGCTGCGGGTGAAGCATCGTGGGGCGGGTATAGTACGGGTGATAGTGATTGGAAAGCTAGGTATGGTGAGGGCATCTTAGAACCCAATGCTGAGATGTACGACAAGCAGAATAGGTTTTTATCCTTTATTATGCAGATTACTAGAGAGACAGCACAGCCTGTGATTGTGATGAAGACTATTGGTGGGAGAACTATCGCTGATCGTAAAGACCTTGAGGCTGGTGGGGTAGTAACGCTGGATGTGACTGAGGGGATGGCTCCTATGAGGGAGCATCGCTTTAATCAGGAACTCAACCACATACAGGCTATTATTGAGCAAAAGATACAGCAGGGTAGTGTGCCTTATACGTTGTATGGGGCAGTGCCGCCTGCGTTGGATTTGTCGGGGTTTGCTATTGGGTTGTTGATGACTGCATCGCAAAATGTGATAGCACCTTTTCAATCTACCATGTCACATGTTCTTCAGATGGCAGATAGGATATGGATGGAGAAATACCGAGGTAGCGGTCTTGAACCCATTCAGATTGCTGGTAGAGGGCCGCAAAAGTCTTCAGGGCTGTTTCATGAAGAGTGGGGGCCGGATGATGTACCTGAGTGCACCTTTATTGATGTGACTGTGCCCTTGGCGACTCCGAGTGATATGTTGGAGAGGATGACTATAGCGAGGCAAGCTAAGCCCATTGGGGATTTGTTGGATAAGCGTACAATTCTTGACGAAGTGTTGGGTATGGATGATCCCAAGCTTATTGCGGATAGACTTGATGAGGACGGCTTTAAGGACTCTGAGGTCTACAAGGCTATCACGATGGTTAAGGAGTTACGGGAGTATGAGGGGTATTTGAGAAATCTCGGCAGAACTCAAGAGGCAGACATCCTCAACCAAGCGGCGTTTCAGTTGTTAGCTCAACTGTCTGCACCTCAAGGGGGAAGTCCCTCGCCACCACAGCCAGGGGTCAACCCTGAGGCGGGTATGGAAGGGCGTAGAGGTGTGCCGAGGAATCGAGTCAAGGCGGCTCTTGCTGAGGCTTCACCTCAGAGAGAAGCTGAGGAGAGGCGGTAGAGATGGGGGAGAATAACGAAAAACAACCTGAGCGATTGAGTGAAGATGAGCAAGAAGTTCTACGACTGATTGGTCAAGCTGAGAACTTATTGGGGACTATTCCTGGTCGGCAAGATAGGCTTGGGTATGAGACTATGACGGCGTTGGCGAAGCTGTACAACAAGTTTGCAGTGCCTGCTGGGTTGGGTGTGCCTGCTATTGAGCACCCTAAGCATATCTATGTGCCAGAGGACATAGGTTGGCCTGAGTATCTACGACATATTGCCAACTTAACGAATCCTGCAACAGCTATTCCAGAGCTACTCAAAGGACGTGCTCCTGCTCCTTACGATGAGGGTGAGGAGATATTGGATTATACTATTGGGTATGTAGCAGATTTTGCGGCTAAGTTGAGAGATGTGGTGACACAGGCTAGGTACATAAGGTTTGATGATGTGGTTGGTGGTGATATGAAGACGTTTGCCCCATCTGCTGAGTCGTTCCTCAATGAGTTTATTCATATCATGAATGACTCTTACTTGGGAGCAGCTCAAGCAATCATAGACAAGGTGGAGCAGGTAGTTCCACTAAAGGGGGAACCTACCAAGCCTTTACCCGAAGAGGATACTGGGTTGGTGGATGTGCAGGATTGGAATAGGGATATTCCCTTTACGACATGGTTGACGAGTGATGGGGCTGAGGAATATCTCATGATGGTGAATGGCAAGTTGAGGCTTGATACAGGTGAAATTATAGATGTACCCAAGTGGGACACTCTCGCTGCTACGGTGCATCTGTATAGTAGTTGGGTGCAAGGTGCAGGGGAGTATAATCCTGTACCTATTGAATCCTTTGCTAGTGTGGAAGCTAAACGACAGTGGGAACAGCAACTACTCAATGTTATGGGTCGAGCAAAGAGTGAAGCGGATAATGATCCTGAAGTGTCTGGCCCTTCTGACATTGCTGATTTGCCAATGACGGAGCACGCAGAGGTCTTGTGGAACTTGGAAGAGATCATTCGGGATAGTCGTTTTGCTCAAAGACTCACCAGAGAAGACTACATGACACGGATACAAAAGGTTGTACAAGACAAGTTGGCTATGCATGTAGGTGGGAACTATGATCTTGCTGCTGATGAGGTGATGACCTATGAGGAAGAGCGGCAAGTTATTGAGATTACCCAAGCTATGACTGGGGAGTTATATGATACCCTACTCCGCCAAGCTATCTTTGAAGACAAGGATATACTTGAGCTACTGACGCAGCGATGGCTTAATGAGTGGGTGAAGACTCGCTACATGGAGACTATGGGACGCTTGGCAGCGAAGCCTACTATTGAGTTTCAGACTGCTCTAAAGGCTAAACTCACAGACATAGCTGCGGTATTGTTTCCTGATACACCTCAAGGTGAGATGGCATTTAGTAGGTTTTTGCAAAACTATGGCCCACTTTTGCTCAGTAGAGTAGGGGAGGATGACCCGAAGGCGTGGCTTGAGAGTGAGGTGGGGGAGAGATTCCTTCTTGGGGCAGTGGATGAGTATAAGGGTGGTCAGTTCTTCATGTCGAGTGTTAAGGCATTTGCTCGAAGTGCCTACCCTGAGGCTTTTCCTAGAAACGATGATGGTGAGAATGATCTTGATGCGTTTTTCTTTGCAAACGCTGCGGCTCTTGAAGCTCTCGCTGGAGGGTTACCGCTGGATCAATTCGCTACGAGTGAAGATGGGCAAGCAACACTTACTAGGTATATCAATACCTTTTTAGAGAACAAAAACGAAGAGGGGCGTACTAGAGCACAGGAGCTTGCCGATAAGAACTTGGTGTATGCTATGCTTCGTAAAGCTGACCCTGATACCTTTGGAGATACTCCTGAAGGTCGTAGGGCGAGGATAGCGTTTCTTACCTCCAATAGGAGCACTATGATTGTGGCTTCTGCTGGGATGGAGTTTGGGGTGTACCTACTCTCTGATGAGGGCAAGGCAGACATCAATGTAATGGTGGGGGCTTTTAAGGAAGAGTATGATCCCATCGCTCAGAGAATCACAGATGAACTCAGAGAGCTACTTCCTGTGATGTTTAAGGAGTTTGGGCTTGAGGGTGAAAGAACTCTAAAGGAGTTGGAGAATTTTGCTAGGAGCATGGGGGCTATTCTTGCTGAGAGAGCTGGAGACCTCACCAGTGCTAGAGAAATCATCGCTGAGAATGACAACTGGATTAGGAAGGAATACACCAGTGATTTTGAAGCGGAGCCTACCCCTGCCGAAGAACAAGAAGCTGAAATGCAAGCATTAGCTCAGAAGCTTAGTGGGATGTACCCGAAGAGATGGGCTAGTGCCGAACATACCGCTCAGTTTGTTGCCACTAACTTTATGATGCTGAAGTTGCGGTCAACCCTTGGGGACTATGGTGACTTTGAGGAGTACCTAGATTCTGAGGATTTCACCAGTACAATCACGGAGGAGTTACGAGAAGACCCATATGACTTTTTACCCATGCAGACAAAGAAGGTACGAGATGTTTTAGCGAAGCGTTGGGGTTTGTCACCCTATGAGGTGGAACTCCCCAATGTGCAGCAGGTGATGGATGAGTACATGCAGGCTTGGGCTGACTATCCAGATGTGCTGCCGTTTTTGTTTGATGACCCTGAGGGGATGGTAGGGCAGCTTATACCAGAGCAAGAGACCTACTTCGATGAACAGATAAAAGAAGCTCGTCCTGACGTTACTTCCATAGAGGTAGCTTTGTCTAAGCTAATGCCTGGGGCTTCTAAGAATGATTTACGATTGGGTATTGGTACATTCCAGAAGGCCTCTAGTGATTATGACAAGGCGATTTACCTAGGTGACTATGATGGAAGTCTTGAAGACTTTATTGTAGAGCAGGGTTACTCCGCTAAGTTGATGTCAAATGTACTCGCTGTTGAGGGTGTAAAGAAACAAATGGTAGAAACTGCAAGGGGTCTACATGAGACTAGAGTTACCTTGGGGTTGACACAGGAGACATGGAAACCTCCCACAACCTCTGCGGAGACATGGCAGATTGTGGAGGGTATAGCGTTAGACCCAGGAGGTCAAGCCCTTTGGAAAGAGATTGGAGCTAGGCAGTGGGTGGCTATTGAGGGTGCAGCGAGAGGTCATGCTCAGTTCATTGCCGATCAAGCGAGGAGAAGCAGTGACACATTGCAGAACGTACTTAGACAGTGGGGCTTTACAACAGGTGAGGCTACCTATGTGGCTCCGTATTTGGGGAATGTGTGGGAAGAATACGCAGGTCGGTATAGCCAACCCCTTGATATTATACCCACCCTACCCACGCAAGCACCCACCATAGTTCCTAAGACTTCTTTTGAGATGTTCTTGGGCGAGAAAGGTAAACAGTTCTTTGCTGAACTTGTACCTCATGTGAGAGCTAAACAGGTATTTCAGAAACCATTGATATAGGAGTAGAGTATGCTACAGCTTGAGAGTCCAATTAAACGTGCGATTGGTAGAGTGTTCCCCATACGAGCGGGTGAAGATAGAGACCAAAAACCGCCTTTGTTTGGTAGTCCCCCTGAGGAGGAACCACAACCACAGCCTGAGCAAGATGAGCCGCCTCGGCGTGATACAGGTTCGTGGAAGATTAACACTTCTGTAGGTAGGGGTGCAGCTACTCCCACGCCTAGTAGGTTACAGCCAAGAGCTGAAGAGATTGTTAATCGAGTGTTGCCTCCAGAACAGTTCAAGGAACAAGAACAAGGTGTTTGGTCTAAGGTGTGGTCAGTTATAGAGAGACCCGTTCATACGTTGAGTAAGGGTGTGAAGCATTACGAGAGATGGGTACAAGACCCTGTGCTGGGTATACTATCGGCTCTTGAATCTCCAGAGGGTCAGACTAACTTGATGTACGATGCGGTGAGGAGACAACAAAAGGGCACCCCATTTGATTCATGGATAGCTTGGGGCAAGGCATTTGATATGGCAGAAGACATTGACCCTGGGACTAAGTTGGGTATGAGAGTGGTGAGTGATCCACTGAATTTGGTGGGATGGGGGCTATTAGGTAAGATGCCTGGGTTAGCTGGACGTGTTGGGGCTGCTGTTGACAAGGCCTTTCTCAAAATGGCTGATGTGCCTATATTTTTGGGGGGCAAGGCAGTTAAGGGTGTTACTGCACCTGTGTGGTATCCTATTAAGAAGTATGGTATTATACCCCCTACTATAACTAGAATGAAAGCTTCGGCTAAGGCTTTTACTACTGCCAAGGGGCAGTTCAGAGCAGCCTTGGTTAAGTTTTCAGGCAAGGGTGAAGCCTACTACGCTGGTACAGCCGCAGACACAGCAGCTTTGGTACAGAAAGTACGTGGGCGTACTACGTTTCACAACGCTCCTAAGCCTCTTCGTGTTATGAATGACCTTATGATTGAGGCTTCAGTGCCTACACCTGGGATGATTCGCAGAACCCCCGCAGTGAAAGAGGCCACAGAAAGTTGGGGTGTAAATGCTGATAGAGCTTCCGCTGAGGTGTATAGTATCTTAGCGCAGCATGGTAAGAAAGCAGGGGCGTTTGCCAATGACGAAAACACATTGAAGAGTATTATGTTTGCGGTGGGGGGAGCTAACAACACAAAAGCTGCGAAGTTTGCTGAGGGTATTTTGAAGCGAGCTAGATCAAGGTTTACTGAGCTTGGGGATCAGCTAGAGAAGATGGCTCCTCCGCTGGCTAATACCACAATGGCTTCACGTATTGCTGAAGCTACCGGGGGCTTTGCTGTGGCGGAGAAGATGGCGGCTGCTCAGGGTAGAACCAGTGCAATACTCAACGCCATTGACCCCATTGAGTCTGTGTTTTTTAGACAGATCGTGGATGGTTGGGTGTCTCGTCCGTTTGCGGAGTCATACCTTGGGTTTAGTTGTTATGCGTTTGGTAATGCTGTGGAAGAGATCGTTAGGGGTCTACTCAGTGGTGGGGGTGTGAGGTGGACATGGCCTAAAGAGATAATGGACATATGGGGTGACACACCCTATGCACAGTATCTTATGGAGCTTGGCGGGATGGATGTAACACTCGCTGGGTCTATTGGTACAAAGGGACTCTCCAAAGAGACCTTTGATGAGGCATTTAAGTATGCTCAAGAGAACGCTGCGGACTTTGTGAGGGGTAGGGGTCTTGCTGAGAAGTGGCCTGAGGCACAGATTGAAAAGGAAATCACTAAGGCAGTAGGTAAAATGAGAGCTAGTGGGAAGAAGGGTATCGTAGAAATTGGCACACCATTCGGCCCAATCAAGATGGGAGATGCTCAGTCGTTGAAGAACCTTGGAGAGAGGCTGGTAAGTACTCCTAAAGTTGCTCACGGTAAGATAATTCCTGAAACTGATATTGGTTTAGGTGAGAGGTTAGCTACTAAGAAGGATATTAAAAATCTTGAGGAACTTATTGAAGCGGAAGTTGCTAAGGGTGAAACTAGAGAAAGGGCCGTTGCGATGTATGGTACTGTTGAA